CCGAATTAAGCGCCGCGCTTGCATTAAATGCCAAGCTATCCGCCCGCATAGAGGCGCTTGAAAAGGCCGGAAATTATCAGGCGGTTAATGAGTCGCCTATTAGCCGTGCTGAATATGCCGCTTTATCTTATCGTGATAGCGGCTATGGCTTAGGGGATGACGATAGGGCGGAAATGGAAATAATAGATGCGGATGAACAAGAGCGCATAGAGATTGAATTAAGCGCGGGGGAATGGCTTCCGGATATTCAATGGCATAAAGACAACGGCTATGATTTGCCTCAAAGCCCGCATGAAAAGGCTATAGCCGCGCACGGGCATTGGGTGCCGAATAATTCATGGCATCGTCAAAACGGGATTTAAAGCCCGCGATTTTAAGGCCCGCAATGGCTTAAGGCGGTAATAGATATATAAGGGGAATATAGAAGGGGGAGCGAAAGCTTCCCTTTTCTTTTGTCCGATAGCAGGGGATTAATGCGCTGGTCAAATAGGGCGGAATAAGGCGGAATATAGGGAAACAAGCCCTTTTCTTCCATCAAGGGGTAGGGGGTAGTGTAATTATCAAAAAAGCAAATTAGTGCTAATTATCCATTTTGCTAATTAGTGAAAAGCTAATTCTCATTAATGCGAATTAATGGAAGCTAATTATCCATTTTGCGAATTAATGAAGCGCCCGCACGTTTCCGGATCATGTGAGATTGAGACGTTATGCAATGGCCCGCCCGCGCCCGTGTATAGGCGGCTATCTGTAGGGGGTAGCATATAGGGGAAGACATATCCGCGCCCGCTCGCCTTGGCCCCCGTGCAATGGTATCCGATTAGCCTAATAGGAGGCCGACCCCCGACCCCCCCTTTTTCACAGGTGGAGGGGGTGGAAAAGGAACCCCCCATCCCCCTGACCCAGCCAAAAAAATGAGTGATTAGCACTTTTGCCAACCACCCCCTAATCTAATACAAATTTTCAGTAATTCTCACTTTTGCACAACCCCCCACCCCTTTTTGGATCCCCCCCCTACTGGCGGATACAAACCCATTCATATTGAGAAAGGCGGAAGCGTTTATGTACTGATGGGTCGGAATCTCTGCACCGCCCATTATCTGTAGCTTCTATAATGCGGAGGTCATTTCGGGAGCCTATGCTCACCTTATCGCCAATAATGTAGCACTGTTCGTACCGTACCCACGACACGCCAGTCCAATCTATCGCAAGGTAGTCGCATGGTGTTTCCATGCTTTAAATATATCACATTGCGTATGCGGCGGCTTTATGCGGGTTTGCGTATATCAAAGTACAATCCTACTGGCGGCCATTATACCAAACCGCCCTTTTGGTATAATCTATTGCCCTACGGGATTATTTTTGTTGGGCAATGTTTGCGGCCCTTAAAACGGAGAAACCGCCAAGGTTTCCCCTGACGGTTTCTTGAGACCCGCCGACCGCGACGTAGACACGATCCATTGTTCTCCATTAGCGGTTATTACGGGTGATAGTACTGACGCTGCTTTGCTTCGTACTATCTAAAGCATGGAAGCAGCAAAAACATGCGGCCCCGTAATTATTTATCCACCTTGCGGCGGAGTTTCAACGGCGGTAACTTCTTGGGCGTCACTTTCTTTTAATTCATCAATCTGTTGGAAAATTTTTCCCATTTCAGGATCATCCCACATAAATTTTGGAGCCTGTACCATAGCTTTAAATTCATCCGGGTCTAAGTCGCTAAATCCGTCTATTACTGTCATAATGGGGATATCGGAATCTCCTACCCTTAACTCTTTGGCGGATTTAAATTTGCTTAGGTGAGTAAATTTTTTCGGGCCGGGATGTTTCCTGTATAAGGAATCCATTGGCGGGTAATAGTCCCGTTTGATTGCCCGAAACTGTTCGTATTTGTATTCGACGTGGGTAATTTCCGTAAATTCTGAAAACCCTTCAACAGTCGCAATATCGGAAATAGCAAGGGGAGTAACAATTGTTAAAACGTGCGGGCTGCGGGAATGATTAAGCCCATGTACTTTTACCCACCAATCTCCCCGCACATCATCCAGTACCCGTGCTTCCAAAGTAGCAATTCTGGCTTCAAGTTTTTTTATGTTTTTTTTCATTTTTGAGTTCCTTTTTTTGAAGGCGCTTCAAACAAATCGCATGTATGTTCCGGAAAAGTGGCGGCTGCCCGACGCAAGTTGACAACCATATCCCCCGTAGATGAATTGAAATGGTCGTATAGTTTGTCGTTCAGCGGGTTCATGCAAAACCCGACATGCTTGTTATCTTCCCGATACCATTTGCAATTATCGCAAATCTTTTCCATTATTTACTCCCCGGTAAAACTTTTTCCAAAAATTGTTCGTAATCCTTTAAAAGATTATCATGCGCCCGTTGAAGGGCTTCATAATTCCGTTGTAGCTTTTCGTTTTCTTTAACCGCTCCGTTCCAGCTTTCGCGGAAAAAATCCCGGCTTTCTTTGTATTCTTCCGGGTCAAGCCTATCAACTTGGGATTTTAAATATTCATTCTCAGCGTATAGCTGCAACCCCAACGCCCCCGCCTGATCACTTTCCCGTAACCCCGCAATACGTAAAGCACGTAAATTGTTGACTTCTCTTTTAAGGTCAATAACGGCCCGTGCTAATGATAAGCGGCCAGTTACCCAATACAAAACCCGCCAAAACCAATTGGTTTCACCTTCAATTTGTATTGCAACAGACCACGGGTCATATTCCCGTGATTTACGTAATTCCTTTAATTCAACAATTCTTGGATACTCTTCTTTTGGATATTGTTCACGCATGTGATTACCTTTCTATGAGAGCGCCTCAGGTACTTGCATTTTAATCAACTTTTGCGATATAGTAAACAGAAAGGAGTAGGAAAAATGAAAGCTATTAAAAACGCCAACCGTCCCGCTCTGGCAACAAAAACACTTGAACAGCCTCAAGAACCCAAGAAAAAAGGCCGGAAAAGAAAAGTAACGGACGACGCCATGATGCGTAAAACCATTATGGGTCTCGCCAAACGGGGGACAACTCTTGATGAAATCGCGGATATTGTCGGTGTTTCCCGCGCTTGGCTTCATAGAGAATACGGTAACGAAATTAAAAACGGGCGGCAAATTGCCAACGCTTTGGTCGTAGAAAACCTGTACCAACAAGCAATGAAAGATTCACCTTCGTCTATCAATGCCGGAATTTATCTGACCCGGTCCCAAATGGGATGGAAAGATAAACCGGACCAAACCGACATTGGCCGTCCGCAAGTTATTTTTGACTTCGGCCAGTTATCTTACGAAGAACGTGCTTATCTTATAGATAAAGTCAGGGACAAAATTGGCGGTCCCCGCATCATAGAAGGTGAAGTTTTTGATGAAATCCCCTCAGAGTAGCCAGCTTTTGCAAGCTAAAACAATGGAAGAGGCCATTGATCAGTATCCGGAAGCGGCTGCGGTAGAACTGGAACGCCTTAATTTTGAAGAAAAAATGGTGGACTTTGTCGCGGGGGCTTGGAAATATATTGACCCTAACCCGTATAGATACGGTTGGCATCTTGAAGCAATTGCGGAACATTTACAGGCGGTAGCAAAAGGCGAAATCCGCCGACTGGTCATCAACGTCCCGCCCCGTACATCTAAATCTTCTATGGTGTCCGTCTGTTTCCCCGCTTGGGTCTGGTCACAATCCGCAATTGGTCCACTGTCCGGTCCCCACGTACAGTTTCTTTATGCATCCTACGCTCAATCCCTTTCCATCCGTGATTCCATCAAAACCCGCCGCCTCTTAGAATCCCCTTGGTATCAACGCCATTGGGGAAACAAATACAAAATTGTGTCGGACCAAAATACCAAAGTCCGGTTTGACAATGATAAAGGCGGCTACCGCCTAGCTACATCGGTCGATGGCGCACTGACGGGTGAAGGTGGTTCTATTATTGTGGTTGACGATCCCCACAACGCAAATGAAGTTGAATCCGACCTCGTCCGCCAAGGAACGTTGGAATGGTGGGACCAATCTATGTCCACCCGTCTTAACGACCCCAAAACAGGCGCTTACGTCGTTATTATGCAGCGGCTCCACGAATCCGACCTTACGGGCCACGTCCTGTCCAAAGATACAGGAAATTGGGTTCACCTCTGCCTTCCAATGCGGTTTGAGTCTGACCGTAGATGTATCACGCCGTGGTACGTAGATAAACGCGATGAAGGCGACTTGTTAGTTAACGACCGTTTTGGCGAAGACGAAGTTTCCTCATTGGAAAGCGCCCTTGGCCCGTTTGCGGCGGCTGGGCAGCTTCAACAACGCCCAAAACCAAAAGGCGGCGGTATTATAAAACGCGATTGGTGGGTTCTGTGGGACGAAACAGTTTCCAGCGGGCAAGGATTGCGTAAAAACGTATTCCCCCCGTTTGAATACGTAATATCATCGTTGGATACCGCCTACACCACCAAACAGGAAAACGATTATAGCGCCATGACCACATGGGGCGTATGGATAGACCGCCAAGAAAACCAAAGAATTATGTTAATCCATGCTTGGCAAGACCGACTTGAGTTCCCTCAATTGGTACAAAAAGTTATTAAAGAATGTAATGACTACAAAATTGATAAACTTTTAATTGAATCCAAAGCAGCGGGGTTATCCGTCGCACAAGAACTACGCACTCATTTTGCACGGGAAAACTGGGGGATTCAATTGGTTGATCCGGGCAGAGGCGACAAAGTCGCACGTACTTACGCAATCCAGCATTTGTTTGCGGAAGGAATGATCTACGCCCCCGATATGGAATGGGCGGAAAAAGTCATTGAACAGGCGGAATCGTTCCCTAAATCCAAGCATGATGACTTGGTCGATAGCATGACTCAGGCACTATCTCATTTGCGTGTTATAGGCTTTGCGCGTAAACCTGTAGAAATAGTAGCGGATAAAACAGAAAGTATGCTATATAAGTCATCAAGACCTTCGCAACTTTACCCGGTGTAACCCATGCCATTAGCACCCATGAACATCCGCCAAGTTCCCGTTCTGGGAAATACACCAGATGATTTTGGCGCTATTGATATGGATATGACGGCGGAAAATGTTGAAAACGTTGAAATTAACCCAAAATCTCCATACGTAAAAGTCGAACTTCCTGATGGTTCCGTCACTATTTCTTTTGGTGGCCCGCAAAAATCGGAAGAAGAAGGTGACGAAGATTTTCACGAAAATCTTGCGATGCATTTGGACAATAGTTCATTAGGCCAAATTTCTGGCGAACTTGTACGTTTAATTGAACAAGACAATGAATCCCGCCAAGAATTGCTCCAGCAATACGTTATGGGTTTGGATTTGTTGGGAACCAAAATTGAAACGCCGCGCTCTAATGCAACTGACGGGTCTACGGCGGTTGAAGGACAGGCAACAGTCCGCCATCCGTTGCTTCTTGAATCTATTGTACGGTTCCAAGCCAATGCTCGTGGTGAATTGCTCCCATCCAGCGGCCCCGTAAAAATCCGCAATGACGGTTTGGATAGTGCCAATATCAATGCTCAGGCAGAAGCACTGGAAAAAGACTTTAACCACTACCTTACGGTCACCGCGTCGGAATATTATCCGGACACGGAACGTATGTTTTTTGCTTTGGGGTTTGGCGGGACTACGTTTAAAAAAGTTTATTACTGCCCAATCCGCCGCCGCCCAGTGTCGGAATTTGTCAGTATCCCTGAAATTATTGTCTCCAATGCGGAAACAACTGTAGCTACAGCGCAGCGCATTACGCACGTTATTAAAATGTCCCCAAGCACCCTGAAACGGTTGCAATTGGTGGGGATGTACAGAAACGTACCTTTATCTTCCAATCAACCTTCAAAAAACAATGTTGTTGAAGATAAAATTGAACAATTACAAGGTGTTATACCACGCAATTTATCCAACACGGACAATCAGCCCCGTGAAATTTACGAATGTTACTGTGAGTTGGATATCCCCGGATATGAACATACGGATGATGAAGGCCCAACAGGGTTGCAACTTCCATATCGTGTGACTATTGACAAGACTTCTTCAGAAATTTTGGAAATCCGCCGTTGGTGGAAAGAGGATGATGATCAGTTCCTCCGTCGTCAGGTCTTTGTTGATTATATATTCGTACCCGGTTTTGGTTTTTACGGCTTGGGCTTGCTTCACCTTGTTGGTAACACGACGATGGCGCTAACCGCTGGCTGGCGGTTATGCATTGACAACGGAATGTTTGCTAACTTCCCCGGATTTTTGTACGCAAAACAAGCTGGGCGGCAAAATACCAATGAGTTTCGCGTCCCTCCCGGTGGCGGTATGCCTATTGATACGGGTGGTCAGCCTATCCAGTCCGCTATTATGCCGCTCCCTTATCGTAGTGTTGACGGTCAGTTTCTCAATTTACTTCAATTGATTGAAACCAGTGGTCAACGTTTAGCTTCAACGTCGGAAACCAACGTTGGAGAAGGCAATGCAGAGGCTCCTGTCGGAACTACAATTGCCCTTATTGAACAGGCTCAGAAAGTAATTTCGGCGGTTCACAAGCGGATGCATGCGGCTCAGGCCCGTGAATTTCAGCTTCTTAAAGAACTGTTTAAAGAATGCCCTGAAGCTTTTTGGGAAAACAACAAGTATCCATCTTACCAATGGACGCCTGAAACCCTTATCACCGCTTTGGACAATATCAATCTTGTCCCCGTTGCGGACCCAAACACACCTTCTCATGCTGTGCGTATTCAAAAGGCGATGGCAATTAAACAATTGCAGCAAGCCAATCCTCAACTTTATGATCCCAAAAAAGTTGATGAACGCATTCTTACTATGCTTGGAATTGAAGATGCAATGGATTTATTTGCACCTCCCGCACCACCGGATGGTGGCGCAAATAACCCTCAAATGATCCAAGCACAGGCTAAAATGATTGACTCCCAAGCCAAAATGGCGGAAGTTAAGGTTAAGGCTATCGATAGTCAGGCTGATGCTCAGAACCGCGCTGCCGATAGAGAAAGCAAAGAACGGATTGCCATGTTGCAACTGGCCCGTGAAATTGCAGTTCATCCAGAGAGTGCTTCTCAGGCGGAACAGTTTATTAAACCTGAAATTCAAGGGTTAGTTAGCAACCCCAACGTTTAATGCTGGACGCAGCAGGAGTATAAAATGAGTGATCACAAGAAAGAAGCAAAAGCCGCATCAGCCGCAAAAATGCAGCGTATGGGCCTTAAATTAGATGATGGCAGCAGTTCGTTCACGGACGAGCGTGGCGGTTCCCCTTTTGAAGGGTTGAACAGCGGCAATGCTGGCAAAATGCCAATTACCCCATCGCGTTTTAAACGGGGCGGTAAAGTAGCGCATGTCGAAGGCAAGCATGCGGCAAAAAATCTTGGTAAATCCGCCCGTAAGGGTCGTGAACATCATTCTGGGCTTGATGGCGTTAATCGCGTTGGTCAAATGACCGCTCCTGAGACGGTTCCAAATCAACCACAAATTCCGACAACTGGAAAGAAAAACCCATCAAATTATCCAACGGATAATCGTATGGGCCGTGGTATTCCCACAAAAAATGGTCCCGCTTGGTTTATGCAGGATACGGATACTCCATTACCAACCCGCGATAAACCTAACACTCAATTTGAAGTGCCAAATCAAAATGCTAAAAAAGGTGGGCGCGTCCACAAAGCTGGCGGCGGTAGCATGGCGGCAATGAGTCCCGCCCAGAAGAAAGCCATCATTGGTGCAATGGTTGCACGTAAAAAGAATGCTGGCCTTCCTTCTGCCCCTCCTCCACCAAAAGCGGCTGGTTTGCCGGGCGCACGTCCAATGATGCCTATGGCCACTCCAATGCGTAAACATGGCGGCGCTGCAAAGCATCCGGATGAGGCGGAAGATAAGAAGTTAATGCACAAAATCTTAAAGCCAAAAGCATTTAAAGCTGAAGGTGGCCGCGCTCATCGTGAAGAAGGCGGCAATATTACATTGAAAAAAATGCCAAGCGGCGCACAGCAATATACACGCGGAGACACTCACCGCGACCGCGCTGAATTATTAAATGAATTGGGGTATAATCAAGCTAAAGACGGTTCGCCAAAAGCCTCAAGTATGATCTGGAATAATGCTTTCCGCGATGAAATGACAGACTGGGATAAAGATATAAATAAAGGCCGCTATAGTGAAAAACGCGGTGGCCGCACTATGCATCACGCGGATTGTTCATGCAAAATGTGCAGTGGCGGTATGGCGGAGCGTTCGCACCGCGCTACTGGCGGTCGTACCAAAGCAGGGAAAACAAATGTCAACATTATTATTTCCCCGCAATCGGGCCAAAGTCAGCCTTTGGGCGCTGGTGTTGGAATGGGTCAGCCTCCTGTCCCGCCAATGATGCCTCCTATGGGCGGCGTAATGCCTCCACAAATTCCGCCAGCACCTCCAATGGGTGGTGGGCAACAGCTTCCTCCGCAACTCATGGCTGCTCTTGCCGCCAAAAGTGGTGCAGGTGGACCTCCTCCTATGGCCCGCAAATCAGGCGGTCGCGTAGGAAACAAAATGCCAAAATACCAAGAAAAGGATTATGGTTCCGGGTCCGGACTTGGTCGTTTGGAAAAAAGAAAATGGCCTGTTGCTGACGGAACTGAATAAGGAGTTCTATGGCATCACTTGACCTGCTTCTCTACCGCAAATTGGAGGAGCGAATTAAAGAAGAAAGGGAGAAGCTGGCAGAGAGCATTCTGGGCGGTTTCTCCCCAAATTATGAGGACTACAAAAACCGCGTTGGGTATTTAAAAGGATTATCCGACGCACTTATCTGGGCGAAAGAGACAATGGAAGACATTGTCGGCATTGATAGAAAAGCGAGATAAACGATGAAGACTGCTACTATGAAGATGCTCCATGCGGCTGATCCCGCAGCGGAGTTAAAAAACGCTATAGGTGACATTTCCAAAATCAAGGTAATGCACAACAACATTCTCTGCGCTGTATATAAACGGCCAGAACGCACGGCCTCCGGCCTTTATCTCTCAGACGGTATCCGCAAAGAAGACGAATATCAGGGCAAGGTAGTTCTTGTACTGAAAAAAGGTCCAATTGCGTTTATGGATGACGACAAAACCGCTTTTGCTGGACAGAATGTAAATGAAGGCGATTGGATTGTACTTCGTTCGTCAGACGGTTGGAAATTGAACATTAACGGTGTTCTTTGCCACGTTATTCAAGATGTCCAGATTAAAATGGTCATCCCAGAGCCAGATATGGCATTCTGAGGAGGTATAAATGTCAGATTTAGAAGCTGCTGAAATTACAGTTACGGCTCCAAATGCGCCAATTCAAGAAGAATTTGACCTTGGGGCGGTAGAAAAACCTGTCTCTGAACGAGTAGAACCACCCAAAAAAGATGATGGTGTTGAACTTTTAAAACGTCAACTTAGCGAAAAACAACGTGAGGCGGAAGAAAATCGCCGCCAACGGTTGGAAGCGGAACGTTATGCGCGTGAAGCGCAGCAAGAAGTTAAAAACTATCAAGTACAAGCCCAAGACAGTCAATTAACTGCATTTGTTAATGCTATTGCAAGCTTTGAACGTGATGCAGAAATGCTTGAACGGGATTATGCTAACACTTTGTCTGAAGGTGATTATGCAAAAGCTGCCAAATTGCAACGTCAAATGGCGCAAGTTGAGTCAAAATTGATTCAATTGTCTCAAGGCAAAGAGGCTGTACAAGAAAAACTTGCTTATGAACGGCAAATGTTGGAACAACAACGCCAACAACCACAACCACGTTATGATGAAACTCCAGTTGATCCAATTGATGCTCAAATTCAATCGGTTCAAAGCCCTACATCACAAGCTTGGTTGCGTTCTCACCGCGATGTGCTTGCTGATCCCGCTAAAACCGCTCTTATGACTGCCGCACATTATGAAACAGCAGCTATGGGCATCCAACCCGACACTCCAGATTATTTTGCACACATAGAAAGCAAAGTTTATGGGAATGAACAGGCTCAAACACCCGTTGCACAGCCTCGCCAACGCCAAGCAATGGCGGCTGCACCTGTTTCACGGTCAAATTCTGCACAAACTTTCCGCCAAGGCCAACAAGTTACAATGACTTTGTCTCCGGCGGAACGTCAGGCGGCCCGCGACATTGACATGAGCGATGAGGAATACCTTGAAGCTAAGTTATATTACCAGCAAAAAAACATGTTGTGAGGTAATTTATGTCAGAAACAATTAAACGCGGCCCCGGACGGCCAGCAAAAACCCAAATTATAGAACAAATGGAAGAAAACATGACCGAATTACGCCAAAATGATGCCCCAGAGTTGGGTGTAGCCCCAGTTACCCGTGGTCTTCGTGAAGCTGCCCTTCGTGCGGAAGAGTTGCGGGCCAGAATGAACGATGATTCAATGGATCCGTCAATGTATGACGAGTTTTACATTGATCCACGGAAAATTCCTGAGGGTTGGGACTATAACTGGAAGCGTGAATCCATTGCTGGCATGACAGACGAGCAAAATATGCTTGAAATGCGGTCCGGCGGTTGGGAACCAGTGGATACCCGCCGTCATCCGGACATGATGCCTATCGGCCATAACGGTGCGATCCGCAAAAAAGGCATGATTCTTATGGAACGCCCTAAGGAAATCACCAATATTGCTCAGGGACGTGAACTTGCGACCGCCCGTGAACTTGTCAACCAGAAGGAAAAGGCTTTGGGCATTGCCCCAGCCGGAACTTTTGAACGTGACAGGAAACAGACCGGGGTTCGTAAGTCTTACGAGCCAATGCAGGTTCCACGTACTTAATAAATTAGGGGGCTTCGGCCCCCTTTTTTGCTATTGCACTGTATTTAATACGGTGTTATAAAATGTTTATAACTCCATTACGCGCCGTAGTGGGCTTCCCCTCGTTGGATATTTGAAGACGCGCTGTCTGATTGTATTCTACCGAAAAGGAGCGACCTATGGCGAACACTTCTGCGCCCAATGGTTTCGTACTTGCAGGATTTCTGGACGGGCGTACTGGTTCCCTAGGACAGTCGGCGTATCAGATTCAATCTGGCTATTCTTCCAATATTTTCTCCGGTGACCCAGTACAGATTTCTGGCGGTTATATTATCGCTGGCGCTGGCGGCACGACTGCCGTTCTTGGTGTCTTCATCGGCTGCGAATTCTACAATTCGTCCGTTAACAAAGTAACTTGGTCGCCATATTGGCCCGCCAGCACAACTGTTCCAACCGGAACGGTTATTACGGCTTACGTCATTGCAGACCCACAGGCTACGTTTAACGTTCAGTCGTCTGGTTCCGCAGCAGTTACTCAGGCTCAGGTCAACTCAAACATTGACTACGCTGGTAACTCACCTGCATCGCCAGCCGCTTACCAGCTTCTTACTGGTCAGTCGACTGCATATGCTAACCAAGCCAACATCAGCACGTCTACGACGTATGCTTTCCGTATTCTTTCGCTCATCACTGCACCTCCGGGCGCAAACGGCACGGATACGACGACTGCGTACAACCGTATCATCGTTGCTTTCAACAACCAGTCCTTCCGCCTGACGGCTGGGTCGTAATAGGAGTAAGTTCAAATGGCTATTAATCTCAGTCAGATTCGTGACCTTCTCCTTCCCGGCCTCCGTGGAGTTGAAGGCAAGTATTCGCAGATTCCATCCCAGTACGACAAGGTGTTCGAAATCACCAAGTCAAACATGGCTTTGGAACGCACCGCTGAAATGCGTTACCTTGGTCTTGCTCAGTTGAAGCAAGAAGGTGGTAACACGCAGTTCGATAACGCTGCTGGTGAGCGTTACGTGTACAACCAAGAGCATAACGAAATTGCACTTGGCTACGCAATCACCCGTAAGGCTATCGACGACAACCTCTACAAGGCTCAGTTCAAGCCAACCAACCTTGGCCTTACTGAATCTTTCCATCAGACCAAAGAAATTTACGCCGCCAACGTGCTTAACACGGCAACGACGTACAATGCATCCATCGGCGCTGACGGTGTGGCACTCTGCTCCACGTCGCATCCTATCGATGGCGGTCTGACGATTGCTAATACCCCAACTGTACAGGTCGATCTGAACGAAGCAACCTTG